TTGGGCGAGCGAGCAAGCGGGCCACAGGAAAGGTGATATGGGTTCGGCGGAAACATGCGGGCTGCAAGGGACTGTGCTGGCGGTGAACGCCATCGCGTCCACCATCACGATCTCCCAGCCGGGCAATGACGCCCCGGTGACCATCACGACCGATGGCAATACCGCCTTTTGGGTCAACGGAGTGGCCGGGACTCTGGCGTCTGTGCTCGTCGGCATGAACGCGAGGATTGAACCCCTCTCGGCCCTGCAGGTGGGGACGGCCACGCTGGTGAAGGCCTGGACGGCCGCCCCGCCATCCCAGGCGCAGCAAATGCTCACCCTCTACACGAACCTCCTGTCGCAGTGCGCAGGCGTCAAGAGCGTCAACGTCGACGGCACGGATGTCTCGGTCAATGACATCCGGTGGAACTACGAGTTCTGGCGGCGGCGCGTCGCCCAGGAACAACGCGGGCGCAATGGCCGCCCCCGCGTGGCGCGGATCAAGCTCGGGTAGTCCTGGCTAAAAATGGCAAGCACGTTCAAAATCCTCGACCACCGTGGCAAGCCCTTTGAAGGCGGCACTGCGATGCGCTCCCCCGAGGGACGCGGCCCCGGCCCGCGCCGGATGGGCTATGACGCCGTCGAGAACCGAGGAGACCGCAAGTTCCCCGTCTCCGTGCTCCGCAGTGAAGACAGGGAGATGTGGCCCTACCAGCGGCAGATCCTTGTCACCAACAGCCGCGACCTCCAGCGGAACTACTCAATCGCCGCCTGGATGATCCGGAAACATTTGGACTTCGTCAGCACGTTCATCTTCCACCCCAGGACCGGCGACAAGGGCCTTGATCGCGTCCTGGCCGAATACATGGCCTGGTATGGCCGCCCCGAGAACTGCGATGCAGCCGGGCGGCACACGCTTGCGCAGATGATTCGCCTGGGCGAGGCGCGGCGCACGGTCGATTCCGATGTCTTTTTCCAGAAACGCTACGACGGCAAACTAAACGCCATCGAAGGCGACCGCGTCCGCATGCCCCCAGGCGGCGTCCCGCCCCAGGACATCCCATCGGGCTATTCGCTCATCGACTTCATCCACGGCGTCCTGGTCAACCGGCTGGGCAAGAGCCTGGCCTATGTCGTCTGCAAGCGTTTTAAGCAGGGCTACGGGTTCCTCTACGAGCGGCTCGTGCCCGCCAAGTACATGCGGCAGCACGCGTACTTCGACCGCTTCGACCAGGTGCGCGGCGTCTCGCCGCTTGCATCGGCCTTAAACAGCCTCCGCGACACATACGAGGGGTTCAATTATGCCCTGGCGAAGATGAAGGTCACGCAGCTCTTCGCTCTGGCCTTCTATCGCGAGGCCGCCGAGACGGTCGCCCCGATGGTGACCGCCGATCCGGGCATGAGCCCCGATCTGGATGCCAGCCCCGCGCCCCAGGACGATCCCAACGGCGATTCGCCAAAGAGCGGCTACGACGTGGACTTTTCCCACGGCCCATCGATCCTTGACCTCGACCCCGGCGACAAGGCCGAGTTCCTCGAATCCAAGCACCCGTCCAGCGAGATGCAGGCGTTCAGTTCCATGATGATCGCCGTGGCACTCAAGGCGCTGGATATCCCGTACTCGTTCTACGATGAGAGCCACACGAACTTCTACGGCTCCCGAGGCGCACACCTGCAGTACGAGGTCTCCGCAGAGATCAAGAGGCAGGACAATCGCAACCTGCTCGATGACATTACCGACTGGCGCCTTCGCCTGGCGGTCCTGGACGGCGAGATCTCCCTGCCCGCGGGAAAGACCTTCGACCAGTCGATCAATTACGAGTGGATCAATCGCGGCATGCCGTGGATCAACCCCTTCGTCGAGGTCAAGGCGGATGCCGAGGCCGTGAAGAACGGCTTCAAGTCCACCGTGCAGATCGCCAAGGAACACGGCGGCGATGCATATCAAAACGTCGATGATGAGGCCGATTACCTCAAGTATCGCCAAAACAAACTCAAGGGCCTGACGCCCCTGATTCCCCCCACAACAGTCACCGTACAGGAGAACGCAGATGCCTAAGGTGCTTGAAGCGCCGCGCGGCGCGATGAGTTTTTCCAGCGAAATGGAAGTCAAGGCTACCACCCCGGGTGCGAAGACCGCCCCGGTGCAGTTCGTGGCCAGGACGAGCCAGCCCATCAATCACCCATGGTGGCTCAAGAACTTCGGCGGCCCTGTCGTTCACGACTTCGCGGGCATGTCGGCCAAGGCCAAGGTCTCCATCGACTACGAGCATGACGACCCGATCGGCTACGCCAACAAGTTCTCCGTCATGGACCTGCAGGTGGGCGATCAGAAGATGCCATGCCTCACCGTATCGGGCGCGATCATACCCGACGACGAGGTCGGCGCTGACGTCCTGAAGAAGGCCAAGTTCGGCATCCCCTACGAGGCGTCGATAGATTTCGACGGCGACGGCATCGAGGTCGAACCGGTTGCCGAGGGCGAGGTGGTCGACGTCAACGGCGGCAAGTTCACCGGCCCCGGTGCGGTCGTCCGCAAGTGGCCCCTCCGGGGCGTTGCGGTGTGCAGGCGCGGCGCCGATGGCAACACGGCCGCGAAGTTCGGCGCAAACGAGATCGCCAACGTCACGGTGATCACCAAGGAAGTCTCCGTTTCGTCCTACAGCAGCCAGAGCGACTCGACCAGCACGCGCGAAAGCACGCTCAAGGACGAGCGGAAGGCGGGTGAGGACCTCGAAGGCGCTGCCGGTGCCGCTGGCCAGGCCGGAGCGGTCCAGGCAGAGGAGAAGGGCGACGAGACGGGCATCCAGGCCGTGACTCCCGCCATCGAGTTCACGAAGAAAAAGACATCCGAGCCCGAGCCGTCCTGCCAGACCGCGCAGGCCGAACTTGCGGCCAAGGGGACCGAGTCGGGCAAGCTGGCGGCATCCGGCGGCGCTGCACCGGAGACACCGGCCACGCTCGTCACACCACAAAAGAAGAAAGAGGGCGCAGAGGTCAAAAAGACCGTCGAAGCGCCCAAGGCTGATGAAGATGCTGCAAAGGCCACAAAGCTCCAAGCCCAGGAGGTCGCACAGCAAGCGGCCGTCGAACCGGGCAGCGAGCAAACGGGCGAGCAAGCAGCGGGTACTTCGGGCGCTGCCGCTGTCGCGGCCGGCGCCAGTGCGGGCAAGCTGGTCGCCGGGCCTGTCACCGATGGCAAGCGGTTCCTCGCATGCTTCGGCGACAAGGGCGGCGTGTGGTTTGCCCAGGGAATTTCCTTCGACAAGGCCCAGGAGATGTATCACCAGGAGGTCGAGGCGAAGTTCAAGGCGCAGAGCGATGAGATCACCGCCTTGAAGTCGCGTCTCTCGGCCGTAGATCGGGGCGACAAGGGCGTCGTGGAATTCCAGAGTGGCGAATCCGAGGGTCGGACCATGGGCAGGACGGCGTTTAGCAACCTGACCCCTGGCCTGGCCACGTTCGCCGCAGGGATCAAGATGCCGGGCCACAAGACGGCGTAGAGCGAGCAAGCGTCCCTTGGACGCACGGGCCAACCCGCCATAGGCGATCACGGGGCGGCCCGGTGAATGGACAGATCGCCATAGGAAATTAAGACATGGCAATGCCAACGCTTCTCGATATCGCAAAGGCGAACGGGTCGGATCAGGTTGTCGGGCTGATCGACGAAACAGTCAAGGCGCACCCCGAGATCAGCATGGGCTACGCGCGGACGATCAAGGGCCTCAATTACCGGACCCTCGTTCGGACCGCCAACCCCACCGTTGGTTTCCGATCCGCCAATACCGGCACGGCCGCCACGAAGGGTTCCTACGAGAACCGCTTGGTGGAGTGCTACATGATGAACCCCAGGTGGGAGTGCGACAAGCTCGTCGCCGACGCCTACGAGGATGGAGCGCCCGCGTACATCGCCCTGGACGCCTCCAGCATGCTTGAGGCGTCGATGATCCTCCTGGGCAAGCAGTTCTACTACGGGACCACCAACGACGCCTTGGGCTTCCCCGGCCTCATGGCCTCGGTTGACACGACCAACATGGTCGTCGATGCCACGGGCACAACGGCATCCACCGGCACCAGCGTGTGGGCGGTCAAGTTCGGTCCCAAGTTCGTCTCCTGGGTCTGGGGTCAGAACGGCGAACTGGCGCTGTCGGAGGTCACCGAGCAGCGGGTCCTCGACTCTTCGAGCAACCCGTTCACGGCCTATTGCCAGGAACTGGCCGGGCGTCCGGGCCTCCAAGTGGGCAACCTCCGCACCGTGGGCCGCATCAAGAACCTGACGGACGATTCGGGCAAGGGCCTGACCGACAAGCTCATGGGCAGCCTCCTGGCCAAGTTCCCGGTCGGCTACCCGCCCGACTTCTTCTTCATGACCAGGCGTGCTCGCGAGCAACTCCGCGCCAGCCGTACCACCTACAGCCCGGTCGGCGAGCCGGCGCCGGTGCCCCAGCAGTTCGAGGGCATCCCCATCCTGGCCACGGACTCGATCAGCGACACCGAGACAATCGCTTAATACCACCCTTGACCAAAGGCAGCAGGGAGGCCCAGGCGGTCCTGGGCCTCCCGAGGCCCGCGGGAAGGTTTTAGACAGCAAAGCAGGCAGCAAAGCAGGCAGCACGGGACCGCAAGCGTCTGTGAACACATTAACACCCATCATAGGAGAAACACATGGGTTTCGGAGTTCAAGATTCAGCCGTTAGCGTTTCGCGGGCACTGCCCAGCGCGGCAAGCACTACGGTCAATTCAACGGGCATCCAGCTTCAGGGCGGCGGCGTCAAGCTCAACAGCGGCGATTTTTTAGCCAATGTCGAGTTCGTCATAAGCGCCCCGGCGCTGACGACCACGATGGCCCCCGACACGAAGACGATGACGTACAACGTCGTCATGTCGGACAAGAGCGACATGTCCAGCCCGACAACCCTCATAGCGGGCGCTATCGTCCAGACGGGGGCGGGCGGCGCGGGCGCAGCGGCCGCCACTTACACTTTCCGGGTGCCGGTCGACGTCCTCAACTATCTGTTCCTGCAGGTGGTCAGCGGCGCTAACATCACGGACTCATCCTCCCTGTCGGCCACGCTCTCCCTGCGAGCATAAGAGCGGCAAATATGGGCAGCGTCCTGGACAACAT